TTATCAATTAATACTTTAGTCTTGCCTGTACCCATTTCCATAAAATAGGCATAGCTTTCCCTATTCCATGACTTTTCCAAAGCAGTCAATTGATGCGCGTATGGCTTCGTCTTAAATTTATAATTCATTTTTACTTTCTAGTTGACAATATAAACTTTAAGACCTATATTGTCAAGCATGAAAGAGAATACTTTACCAATTGTTTATGTTGTTCAGGAAATTGCAGGAACTAAAGAGGGTAAACCTAAAATAAATATTATGGGTGCCAGAGAATATGGTGATTTTAAATTTTTATTACCGGAACTTTCTCAAATAATTTTTTCTCCTGGTCCTTTAATTTATAAATTAAGACAAGCATTAAAAAATTTTTCTGAAAAAGATTATTTATTATTAACAGGTGATCCAGCGATAATTGGAGTTGCGTGTTCATTAGCTTCTGAAATGACGAATGGTAAATACAACTTATTAAAATGGGATAGACAAGAAAAAAAATATTACCCTATTGAAATTAATTTACATGAAAAAGGAAAAAGGGATGATTGATTTTGAACAAGATCAACAAAAAGTAATGAATAAGACTGATAATATTCAGTCACTAGCAGACCAGGTTGAAAGATTAGAAACTTTAAATAGAGAGATTGAGTTTGCTGAAAGCCAACTCAAACAAAAGAAAAAGAATTATGAACATTTATCAGGAGAAGTAATTCCAACAATGATGAGTGAGATGGGTTTATCTCACTTAAAATTAATGGATGGTTCTTCGGTAGATGTTAAGCCGCATTATAGCGCTACGATCACTCAAGCGAATAAAGAAGCGGCGTTTAACTGGCTTCGTCAAAATGGCTTAGGTGATATTATAAAGAATGAAATTATGGTATCGTTTGGCCGTAACGAAGATACAAGAGCGGCAGATTATGCTGATCTTGCGAAGAGTCACGGGTTTCAACCGACACAAAAGTTGAAGGTTGAGCCTATGACTCTGAAAGCGCTCGTCCGTGAGCGTATTGAGGCAGGAAAAGAAATGCCAACGGAAATTTTCAATGTATTCATTGGAAATAAAACTACAATAAAAAGGAAACAATAAAAATGAACCAAGTAGCAACAAAAAAAGAAGGAGCATTGGCGACTAATATATTTGAAGCTGATGCTAATAAAGGTGCTCAAAACATATCGCAAGAAGATCTTGCGTTACCATTCTTAAAAGTTTTGGGACAATTATCTCCAGAGGTAAATAAAACTCATGGAAAATATGTCGAGGGTGCAGAACCCGGCAAGATAATTAATACTGTTACCAATGAATTGTATAATGCAGTGGATGTTATTCCTGTATTTTATAAAAGACAATACATAGAGTGGCAAGATCGTGGACAAAGTACTGGTGCGCCAGTAGCAATTCACGAGGCAGACAGTGATATCGTGAGTACAACTACTCGTGATAAGTCTTATAAAGATAGATTACCTAATGGTAATTATTTGGAGAACACTGCAAGTCATTTTGTAATATTGTTAGGTAAAAGTCCAACAACAGCTTTGATTTCTATGAAAGCTACTCAATTAAAAGTGAGTAGAAAATGGAACTCAATGATGATGGGAATTAAAATGCAGGGCAAGAGCGGATTATTTACTCCGCCAACTTACAGCCACATTTATAATCTAAAAACCGTTCAGATGTCTAATGATAAAGGAACATGGTTTGGATGGGATGTGTCTAAAACAGGACCTGTTACTGATAAATCAGTCTATGATATAGCTAAAACTTTTGCTGAAAGAATCGGCAAAGGTGAAGTTCAGGCTAAACATGGATCTGAAGAAACTTCTAGTACTCCATACTAACGAATCCTAGGTAGTGGGCGTCTAAGCGAGAGTGGATACGCCCACTTTTAAAAATTTTATGTCGGTAGAAAGTTTTAAAAATATATTTAAAGGATTAGAGCGTGCACATGGTGTCACAAAAATAGGCACTTCCAATGGCAGCGGAGAAAAAGTCAAAGGTCAATCTTTTGTAAAACGAGAACCTGTAACAGATAAACTATGGTTATCTCACTTACAAGGTATTGATAGTTTAGGTGTTATTCCAATTACTGATAACAATGACTGTAAATGGGGATGTATTGATATAGATTCTTATGCGGGTTTTGATCATAAAAAATTAATCACAAAAATAAAAACATTAAAATTTCCTTTAGTCGTCTTTAGATCTAAAAGCGGAGGGGCACATGTATTTTTGTTTACAACTGAATATGTTGAAGCAAAATTAATGAGAGATAAATTAAATCAAATAAAAGCTATACTGGGGTATGGTGGCTCGGAAGTCTTTCCAAAACAAACAGAATTAAAATCGCAAGATGATACAGGAAATTTCCTTAACTTACCATACTTTAATGGTGATGAGACAACCAGATATGCATTTAAAGATGATGGCACAGCAGCAAGCTTAGAAGAATTTTATAATATACATAAAAACTCAGTACAAACTTTAAAACAATTACAAGAAATAGAAGTTAAAAGACCAGAATCAGAATACAGTGACGGTCCTCCATGTATTGAAACTTTAGCAGCAAATAAAATTGGGGAAGGTGGTAGAAATAATGCGTTGTTTCATTATGGTGTTTACGCAAAACAAAAATGGCCTAGTAGTTGGAAATCAAAAATTACTTTATTTAATGCAACTGCAATGTCTCAACCTTTATCTGATTCGGAAGTTCAAATAATAGAAAAACAACATGAGAAAAAAGAGTGGGGATATAAATGTAATGATGAACCTATGTGTAGTATGTGTGATAAAAGTTTATGTCGAAGAAGAAAGTTTGGTATAGGTCAGGACATAATGTTTCCTGGGCTAACTGATCTTCAGGTTATTGACCTGGAGGAACCTTATTACTACCTAAATGTAGATGGAGAAAGATTATACTTAGAAAATGTCAAATACTTACGACAGCAAAGCTTATTCCAAGAAGCATGTATGAAACAATTAAGATTTAGACCACCAACATTAAAAGAAAAAGACTGGGTACTTATTACGAATCAGCTATTAAACAATGCAGAAGTCACAGAACCAGCAGCTGGTATGAAAACGGATGATCAATTAAATAATCATTTAGAAGAATATTGCTTAAATCGGGTTCAGTTAGACACTCCTGTAGATTTACCTAAAGGAGGCGTTTGGAATTCTGAAGGATATCATCATTTTGTTTTTGATAAATTTTATCATCAGTTTTTAATGCGTAGACGATGGGATCTGGGTTATTCCAGAACAGGACAAATGTTAAAAGAGAAATGTGGATGTGAAAATAAAAGAGTAAGTAAGGAAAAGATTAGAGTTTTTGCAGTGAAAGAATTTGATAAGAAAAAAGAAAATGAAAAAAATATAACATATAAAGAAAAGGATCATTATTAATAAATGATACGAAAACAACTATCATTATTTGAACCTAAAACACATGTAAATAATACATATGTTACAGATAAACCCGTTGATGTTTCAACTATCATGGATAAAAATGATATTATTATAAAGGATAAATATTTTATTTATCCAAATCATGGAACACATCCTTTTGAAAAATATGATAAAAAATTATCTTCCCATGATTATCCGTTTCTAGAAGATAGACATTATAAAAAGACAGGAAACAGAGGAATTGTAACTATAACAACTAGAAAAGGAATTATATATCCTTATGTCAGTTTACAAAGAGCAAAGATCGCACCGGGTCAAGGTGAGCAAAAATTAATATGTTTTCATAAATTAGTGGGAAGAGCTTTTTTAGATCCAGGAGAATTAGATCCCTATGATAATTCTACTGTAGTAGACCATATTGATGGTAAGGTTTGGGATTATAGAATAAGTAATTTGCGTTTTGTTACTCGGTCAGCAAACACCAAGGGTAATAAAAATGTTCCTAAAAATGATATTTTTGAAGTAGCTAAACTCGAAGGAAGATTTTAATGAACGCGCGCGATGATTTAGTTTTGTTAGTAGTACTTACTGCTGCATGGATATTTATAATGTTATGAAAACCATAGTATTAGGACCACCAGGAACTGGAAAGACTACTACTTTGTTAAACAAAGTGGACAGTTATTTAAAAGAAACTGATCCGGATAAAATAGGCTACTTTGCATTTACAAGAAAAGCTGCTAACGAAGCAAGAGATAGAGCAATTAAAAATTTTAATTTAAGTGAAGACGACCTACCATATTTTAGAACACTCCACTCTTTAGCTTTTCGAAGATTAGGTATTAAGAAAGAAGATGTAATGCAAAGAAGGCATTATATAGATTTTGGTAAAAAAGTTAAAGAAGATATATCTTATGCCAAATATCAAGATGATCACAACGGTTTTTTTACCACCGATAGTGAGTATTTAAGTTTAATTAATTTAGCCACCCTTAGAAATACTTCACCGGAAAAACTATATGATACAGGCCAACATAACGGTGATTTAGAAAGAGATAAAGTAATTACAATAGCACGAGAATTAGAGAAATATAAAAAAGAAAAAAATCTCATAGATTTTAATGATATGATATTAGAATTTATAAAGTCAGATAAATCCCCTAAATTTGATGTAGTATTTATAGATGAAGCTCAAGATCTATCATTAATGCAATGGGACATGACAAGATCTATTTGGAATAAAACAAAAGATTCTTTCATTGCAGGTGATGATGATCAAGCTATCTTTAGATGGGCTGGGGCGGACGTAGATTCTTTTATTGCACAAGAAGGACAAATGCTTCCTTTAACACAGTCACATAGAATTCCAGCTAAAATCCATACATTAGCAATGGGCATAATTAATAAAATTAAAAATAGAATCAATAAATCTTGGAAACCAAAAGTACACGAAGGAGCTTTATCAAGATACGAAGAGTTTGAACAAGTAGATATGTCTTCAGGTGAATGGTTAGTATTAGCTAGAACAAAATATATGCTTAATGAATTAGAAAACTATATTTATCAAAATGGTTGGTATTATAAAAATAAATATAAAAAGACTAAAGAAAAAGGATTACATGCAGCTGTAATAGATTGGGAACATTTGCGTCAGGGTCAGCCCTTAACCAACGAACAACTGTTAAAGATATCGGGGTACATGACTAATGATACTTTTAATAAACAAAAAATTAAAGGAATGACTAGGGATGGTATGTATGAACTATCTAAGTTAAAAGAACTTTATGGATTGAATACAGATAAAGTCTGGTTTGAAGCATTTGATAATGCTTCCCGTAGAGATGTAAATTATTTAAAAAAGATGAGGAGGAATGGAGAGAAATTAAATAGGGAACCAAGAATAGAATTATCTACAATTCATGGTGCTAAAGGTGGTGAATCACAAAATGTAGTTTTATTAACTGATCTTAGTGAAAATACATTAAAGTCATATGAAAAAAATCCTGATGACGAGAATAGATTGTTCTATGTTGGTGCAACACGGACCAAGGAACATTTACATATTATAGAACCCAGACAAGAATATAAAGGATATAAACTATGAGTGATATATATAAAAAGCAAGTAGGGGGCACTCACTATCAAAGTATGGTCATTCAGCCTAGTGAGTTTATAAATAAAAATAATATTCCATTTGCCGAAGGAAACGCGATAAAATATTTGTGTCGTCACAAACAAAAAAATCAAAAGCAAGATTTGTTAAAAGCAAAACATTATATTGACATGGCAATTGATAGAGACTATCCTGAGCAAGTGAAAGAAGAAAAGAAAAATTCCTGGGGAATAGTTAAATGATACAAGTTCCTTTATTTAAACCTCAAACTGAATGGTTGCCACCAGAAACATTTCCAGATTTATCCAAGCACGATGAAATAGCAATTGACTTAGAAACTAAAGATCCTGATTTAATTAAAATGGGATCAGGTAATGTCACTGGTAGAGGAGATGTGACAGGTATTGCCGTCGCTGTTCAAGGTTGGTCTGGTTATTATCCAATTGCTCATGAAGGTGGTGGTAATATGGATCGAAAGAAAGTTTTAAAATGGTTTCAGAATGTTTTAAATACTCCAGCTACAAAAATATTTCATAATGCGATGTACGATGTATGTTGGCTTAGATCATTAGGACTTAAAATAAAGGGTAAAATTGTTGATACCATGATCGCTGCGGCAATCGTAGATGAAAACCAAATGCGATATGATTTAAATAATTGTAGTCGTAGATATATTGGTAAAGGTAAAGATGAAGCAGCTTTATATGATGCAGCCAAATCCTGGGGAGTAGACCCCAAAGCGGAAATGTATAAACTTCCAGCCATTTATGTTGGCGCTTACGCAGAAAAAGATGCTGAGATAACTTTAGAACTTTGGCAAGAACTAAAGAAAGAAATTTTACACCAAGATATACAATCTATTTTTGAATTAGAGACTGAACTATTTCCTTGCCTCGTTGATATGAAATTTTTAGGAGTGCGTGTGGACGTTCAAGCAGCTCACCAATTAAAAGAAAAATTACTTGAAGAAGAAAAAGGATGCTTACAAGAAGTAGAAAAAGAAAGTGGAGTAGAGGTACAAATATGGGCAGCACGCAGTATTGCTCAAGTTTTTGAAAAACTTCACCTACCTTTTGACCGGACAGAAAAAACACATTCTCCTTCATTTACAAAAAACTTTCTTCAAAATCACCCCCACCCGCTGGTGAAAAGAATCGCCCGCGCTCGTGAAATAAACAAGGCGCATACCACATTCATTGATACCATAATAAAACATAATCATAAAGGGAGAATTCATGCTGAAATAAATCAGCTAAGAGGGGACAACGGAGGAACGGTAACCGGAAGATTTTCTTATTCAAATCCAAATTTACAGCAGATACCAGCACGGAACAAGGAACTTGGACCACTGATCAGGTCATTATTTATACCCGAGGAAGGCCATACATGGGGTGTATTTGACTATTCTCAGCAAGAGCCTAGGTTGGTAGTGCATTATGCAGCTTTACAAAATCTCTATGGCGTGGACGAAGTATTGGAAGCCTATAATACAGGCGATGCCGATTTCCATACTATCGTGGCAGACATGGCTGAGATACCTAGATCACAGGCCAAGACAATTAATCTTGGTCTGTTCTATGGTATGGGTAAAAATAAATTACAAGCAGAACTTGGAATATCTAAAGAAAAAGCTGATGATCTTTTTAGACAGTATCATCGTAAAGTTCCATTTGTTAAACAGCTAATGGATGCTGTTATGAAGAGAGCACAAGACAGAGGACAAATACGAACTTTACTTGGAAGACTTTGTAGGTTCCATTTATGGGAACCAAATCAATTTGGAATTCATAAAGCTCTGCCTCATGATGCAGCGCTCATGGAACACGGACCAGGGATCAAACGTGCTTATACATACAAAGCATTAAACAAATTAATTCAAGGATCAGCTGCAGACATGACAAAGAAGGCAATGATTGAATTATACAAAGAAGGAATTATCCCACACATACAAGTTCATGATGAACTTGATATATCTGTTAGCAATAATGCAAGCAGAATAAAAGAAATAATGGAGGAGGCAGTTTCACTCGAGGTTCCTAATAAAGTAGACTATGAATCTGGGCCCAATTGGGGCAACATAAAATGATTAAGATATATAATAATTTTTTTGAAACCGATCGTGCAACAGTTATACATAACTTTGTACTAAATTCTTTTTATAAAATAGGTTGGGACGATACTCAAGAACCTCACCATCGACCCTATCCAAATTTACACAGTGAATTTAGTCTTGAAGATTTAAATAAAATAAAAATGTTAGATCCCATTTTAAAAAAAATAAAAAAAGGCAAAAGACATTATGAAAAATGCGTGGTCAATTTAACTAAACCTTTAGATGTTAATTTCATACACGTTCATCAAGGTCTAGTTGCATTGTATTATGCAAATAATACCTGGAATCCAGAGTGGGGAGGAGAAACATTATTCTATGAAAGAGATAAAAAGACAATTAAGCTAGCTAATCCTTACACCCCTAATCAGTTAGTAATTTTTGATGGTCCAATTCCGCACACTATCAAAGCTCAAAATTTAATTGGACCTTCTTATCGGTTTACTATAAGTTTGTTTTTTAAAAATAATATAAAAGAGGAGCAAAAATGAAACAATTTTTGAAACAAATGAGAGTCAAATGGGATATGTTTTCTCTACACTATAGAGAATACATAATTGGCTTCATTGCTGGTTTTGTTATTGGCGCAATACTATTCTAATGAGCAATGGCCTACTTAAATGCAAATATTCCTGTGACCTATGCACAGATCAGGAGAGAGTATCTCTATGATCTTAAAGAACATCATGGCGAAGTTGAAGACTGCATTATATTTGGGCTTTCGTCCATCACTGGTAGGCCGATACTTTTTCATGCAATTATGGAAAACGGTGCGGTCTTCTACAGGCTACCAATCTCTGCGTTCATTCAAAGAGACTATAACCCGGAAGAAGTTCCTCGATATAGGCTTGATGAGCTGGAGCTATGGAATTGCTTCAGTTACTATCCTAGCGTTACTTCTTTTGATATCTTAGATGGACAATCTGGAAAGTTTTTTGGAAAAGATAAAAAAATTCATCCAGGGAAATATCTTTTTACAGTTGACTGGGCACATCCAGAGAGTAATATAGTAGATACAGATCATTCTGAAATATCGCATGAACATAAGTGCGCTCACATTCTCGCTCTAGAGGATGGAAATTATGCTGCACAACCCAACAATCGTATCCTCTGGGATATACCTTCGTTTACAGTGAAAGACGAAGTTCCCGATTGGAAAGTGCAAACCTCAGATTGGAATGTGGAAGACACAGGTAAATGGAAAACAGAAGATACTGATAAGTACTTCTATAATGTAGAGGAGAAAAAAAATGAGTAAGTGTAAAAATTGTCATTGCGATTGTCACTGTAAAGAAAGTCTTCACGGTCATCACTATGACGGGGACTTATGTACATGTGAAGGTTGTCAATGTGGACCTCAAGGTCTCGTGGTAGATGATACCGATGAATGTTTAGGATGTTCTTAATGCATGATAAAATTATTACTGCACTGTTGGCTGTACTCCTCGCCCTCGGCGGATGGACGCTTAGCCGCACATTCTCCTTGTCGCAAGATATGGTCCTTATTAAAGAAAAAGTATCGCAGGTGGAGCAAGCAATCGATGAACAACTATGGAATTCTGTACCCACTGACGACGTCAGTAAGCTTAAGAAGAAAAAGAAGCGTAAGAAAAAAAAGAAAAAGAAAAAGCAGGATTAATGTCTAATGAAAATATTTCACAATGAATGGGAAAAATGGGCTATTATTATTCTTGTTTTATTCCTTATTTCAATAGGTTTATCAGGTTGTAATTATAGAATGATTCCAAGTGAAACAAAAATAGAGTATGGTACAACGGAAACAGATTCTAAAAATGATAAGCTGCAGCAAAAACAGTCTATCAGTCAGAGCTGGAAATGGGAGAAAAAATGATTGAAAAATTAATGACTATGCTTGTGGGAATTTTATTAGCCCTAGCCGGCTGGTCACTTTCCAGAACTTTTGAACTGTCAACTATCCAGGCAGTACACGAAGATAAAGTACATAGAATTCAACAACAAGTTTTAAAACTAGAAGATCAGGTTGATAAGATGATGGATTCAGATGAAGAAATTATGGACCAACATAAAAAATTATTTGAAGCTCTAGAAGATAATCAACCCTCAACAGGATATAGTTATAACTAATGGCACTCAAAATTTCAG